CCTCAAAGAAGCAATCCATCTTTCAGTCGTCTTTTAAGGTAGTGGTTATGACCCACATTTCGACACCTTAACTCAATTGCCTTAAGGCGTGAGCTTAGAGTTCAGCTCACTTAGGCGCCTTCAGAAGCAACTTCCTCCCACAAGGAAGCGGCTTCTGCTCAGTTACCCCCCCCTTACTGAGCAATGTTTCAGGGGGAAGAGGCGACTTAACCTCTTCTTCCAGGTGAGCTACCTGGGTGAGGAGCTTTCTCACACTCCGCCTACTCGCATGTTTGGCCTTTTGACGGGCCAAGTAGCGCTGGACAGCCGTCATCGTTGTGGTGATAGGCGGGTCCAAGAAGGGAGTGTAATACGATGCTATATCCGAATCAAGCGGGGTGATCAACAACTGAGCCGTAACCGTCCCAATTGTACCAGTAGTTGTGTATGCTATCCAGAAGAAAACTGGACCGTCATAATCAGCGACTATGTACGTGTGAGACAGAAAAGGCGGGTCGTCGACCGCCGCAAACACCTCCTCTCCGGACTGGGTAAATCCCTCAGGCTGGGAGTCGGTGAACAACCCAACAGTGATCGTACCAGACACCGCATCAGTCCAGTTGAGCACCAAATTAATAAGGTACATGCCTGGCGTGGGGATAATGTAAGTTTGGCCTGTGGGAGGCAACGGAGCTAGCGGACTGAGCGGGCCAACGGACTCAGGCTGAGTAAGCATGAGCTCAAGTTGACCACGCATCGCCGCTGTGGTCCATGTGCCACCCAATGTGCCAGAACTGGTGTACAGGTGACCAGCCACCGACCCGAGTTGCGACAACTGAGGCGTGAGGAATGTGACGTCGTACTCAACATAGAGCTCGCCCGACGTAAACGGGTCAGCCAAACTCTGCGTGGCGACGTAAATCCTCCCGACAAAATAAGTCTTCTGGTCGGTAGTAGTGGGAGTCGTTTGGTTCGGAGTAACGAAGTACTCCTTGTATTTGTGCAAGTTGGAAGGGGCGCAATTGTAGACAGCTGCAAACCACGGAGGCGAACGCACAGCTCCATCATAAGTCATTATTTGGAGTTTGTCCACCGGAGGATCATCCACCGCATCGAAGTCGACGGCCACCATCACAGTGCCCTCATTATCTGTCCCGCACTGGGGCTCGTAAATGAACCTCAGGCTGTTAAACCTATAGGTCTCGAACCGCAGCGCGATGGACGATAACCAGGGAAAGAGGTTACGGTTACCGGGATTAATCGGCTCCGCGACCACGTTAGTGTAGGTGCCCGTCGGCCCAAAGACTACGTCCTCGACGTACTCTCGATGGGTGACGCGCATTCCAGTGCCAGCATTGCGCATTCTAGCTTTTCCGTGACGCACGTACGTCCCGTTAGCTGCGGGTGCACTCAAGGCCATACTGCCATCGTACCCCTTGGCCGACTTAAGGCGTCGGCCAATTGCCTGTCCAAGGGCCAGCTGCGGAGATGCACTTGCAGATGCTCCGCTGGCTGGGAAAGCTAAAGACCCGACGATCTCAGGGATCATCTGGCCAAGAACCTGGCCCGCTGCTCTGCTTATCTCAGAGCCCAAGCCACTAGCTTTGCCTTTGTTCTTCCTCTTGGCGCTCGAGCGCGCGCCATTCTTCTTCTTGTTTCCTCCAGCCATTTATTTTATCGCCCACTCCAGATCCACTGGGCAATCGCTCTAGCCAGGACACCATCCGCCACAAGTGAGGGCAGGTTCGAAGGACGTATCGGAATTGATACCACAACGAGTAGTCCATCCGGGAGTCGGGCTGACTAAGAAACCTATAAAACGTTTTGGACCACGTTGTAGGCTCCCAACTTCCGTCGGGGGATATTTTGCTGCTGCAAAACTCGATCACATCTGGACACAAGCCATACTGCTTAACAGTATGGCCTAGTTCTGCGTACAATTGAGGAGCATTTGGAATATGCTCTGCAACCACATCATCTCCCGCAGCCGCAACATACTTCACCCCCAAGTACCAGGACAACATTACTGATATCCTAGAGTTGGTAGAAGATGTGTTGTAGCTACCACTCTTCTGAATTCCGGGCTCGTCCTGAGCCACCATCTCACCGTCCGAGAAAGCGAATACAGATAGAGACAGACAGCGCACTCTGTTCCTGACGGCATTGACCCACAAAGGACTTGGTTCTAATGCCAAAGCAATGCGCGCTTCTGCGTCCATCTCGAGCTCCCACCCTTGAACTGACCAGTCGAAGCCACTGATGTCTACATCAGCCAGCTTCAACCCGTTGATTCGGGCTGTCTGAAACTCCTTGGCCATCCATTGGACATCCTCGTCCTGCTGAATACAAGACCCTGGTTTAGAGGGTATGTGCTTCCAAGACGACAACTCTGCCTGGTTCTGGCGCGAAAACAAGAGCCTCTCAATTACTTGGTCAACCAAGGATATCGAGCTTATTAAGCGATATCTACTTTGGCTAACCTTGAGCTTGTTATGAGGCTCATTCTTCACGAACAGTCTGACAGGGTCACAATATCCATGCTGAACCAATTGTTCAGCGGTTAGCTTCCGGAGTTCCTCCGGGTTTGCGCGGGAGAGCTTCTGCAATCTCTCCCGCACAACACCCACCACAAAGGGTAAGTGCTCGAGTAGGACGGTCCT